AAGCCGTCTGTGACACCACCACAGGCGGTTTTTTCTTTTACCAGAATTCAATAGCTAAAGCTGGTTCATGGGTTATCCCGCTTCCTTTCTTAGTGATTTTGAGTGTTGCTTTTTAAGTTGAAAGATGTACTTTTATCACAGTTTGGTGATAAATTTGGCAAAAAAATATTCCAATACTGTTGTTCTGTTAAATGTAATGCTGATACAATAGCCGCTACTTCGTCTGTATCTGGCTTATACTTGCCGCATATCATTTTAGACACTTTGTTTTTATGCCAGCCAATAGCTTTAGAAAACTCAAGTTGTGTACCGTATACAGCAACAATTTCACCTTTTAATCTTTGCAAATCCAATTCTATCACCTCCAATATCACCATTTGGTGATTTAATAATATCACAGAACGGTTATTCTGTCAATAGTAATTTTGATTTTTTTATTGCAATTGGTGATGGATTGGGATATAATACAATAAACAGGGGGTGAAACAAGTGGACCGCATTAAAACTATATCAGAACGATTAAAGGAATATAGAACTAGTAAAGGGCTCACCTTAGCAGATATGGAAAAAATAACGGGTATTCCAGCACAAACTATTAATAGATACGAGTTAGGGCAACGAGCTCCTAAAATAGATGTGGCTGTGAGTATTGCGGAATCGCTCTCAATTAACCCTTTGTGGTTACAAGGATATAATGTTCCAATAGAAAGTGAAAAGCCCACCATCGTTTCCGATGATGGACTTTCAGATTCCGAACAACAACTGATTAAATTATTTCGCCTTATTCCACCGGAAGATCGCGGAACTGTTGCCGGAATGATTGAGGGTGTTCTAAGGCATAAAGGATTATTGAAGTAGCTATTTTCATTGCGGCTGTTTGGTTAGACGAATTTCGTATGGAATTTAATAATTGAAGTTCATTTTTTTCTTCCTCATCAGAGGGGCCAAAGACCACACTCGATTCGCTTTTAAGATCTGCCGTATTCGTTTTAGTATTCTGTTTCAATATTTTCCGCCCCTCTCTCTATAAAACGTTTGTTCTTATGTGCCTTTATTATAGCACACAAAAATTTAAAATCAAGGGGTTTTGAAAATATTTTTCCCAAAATGGGAACGTGAAATATTAGCACATTGACAAAAATAAAATGACCGTCCAGAGCGGCAACTCTGAACGGCCTGAAATTTGGATAGTGACAAGCAATCACACACCCGAATAAATTGTAGCATATTTGGAAAATATGTCAACATTTAGGAGGATAATTATGACACCCAAAAAGAAAAAAACTGCTATCATTATCATTACTATCGTGGCCGCACTAGTTATAATTTACATAATTTGTGCGCTAACTGGCAACCTGAAACCGGCAGATGAAACGCCAAGTTCTACTATTGAATCTTCGCAAAGCAACTCGGATGAAATATCTTCTTTGGAATTTGGAGAATCAGACAATTTTGGAATTAAAGAAATAGGGGGCCAAGTTCTTAGCTGGGTTGAAGTCAACACCGATAATTACAATGTGGAAGATTTGGAAATCGTTGTTGTGAAACCTGAAATCGCAGATATTCAATTCACAGATCAGTCAGGGAAAAATCAATGGTTCCGCATAGTTGCAAAAGAATCCGGGCGCACTGGCTTTTATATTCAAACTAAGGACGGAACGGTAAAAACTGAAACTAAGGTGATATCTGTGGATCGTACACCAGAAGAATTAGCGGCTTTAGATAATTAATTATTATGGAGGTCGCATTGCCAACAAGAGTGCAAATTTTGCCTAAGTTCAATTATCTGTTTTAAAGAAATCGAAATCGATCGGGTTAAAAGAATAATCCCCCACCGGCTGCAATCGGTGGGGGGAAACTTAAGTTTTATTTTTACCTGGAGGTGCTCAGAAATGGAAAACTTAAAAATAGCGGCGGCTTACATTCGAGTGAGTACCCACGATCAGGAGGAATACAGCCCGGAAAGTCAAATTAAGTTAATCCGAGATTACGCAAAAAATAACGGCTTTATCTTGCCGGAAGAATTTATTTTCCGAGATGATGGTATCAGTGGCAGAAGAGCGGATAAAAGGCCGGAATTCCAACGCATGATTTCTAAGGCTAAAGAAACCCCAGCGCCGTTTCAAGTTATACTGGTTTGGAAGTACAGCCGTTTTGCAAGAAATCAAGAGGAAAGTATTGTATACAAAGCGCTTCTAAAAAAAGAAAATAAAATTGATGTGGTTAGCATTTCGGAGCCGCTGGTTGAGGGGCCGTTCGGTTCTTTAATTGAGCGGATTATTGAATGGACAGACGAATATTATTCTATTCGGCTTTCCGGAGAAGTGAAGCGTGGTATGACCGAAAAAGCGAGCAGGGGAGAGCCGGTCAGTATACCAGCTTTTGGATATGATATAAAAAACAAACAATATATTCCAAATGAAAAAGAAGCGCCCTTCGTGCAAATGATTTTCGATGATTTTATTAGCGGTATGGGAACTCGTGAAATCGCTATGAAACTAAACACAATGGAAGTTAGGACACATAGGGGAAACTTCTTTGAAAACCGAAACATAGATTATATTTTGAATAACCCAGTATATATTGGAAAAATACGTTGGACCCCTACTGGTAGAATGAAACGAAATTATGATTTAGAGGATAGTATGATCGTCGATGGAGAACATCAACCGCTTATCTCAAACGAAACATGGGAGCAGGCACAGGCACTGTTAAAAAAGCGAAAAAAAATGTACGCAAAGTATGCGAGAAAATCAAATCCGAAAAAGCCGTTTATGCTCCAGGGAATAGTAAGATGCAGTAACTGTGGAAGCACTCTTTGTATGGGCGTTTCCGGTTCATTACAATGCCATTCCTATGCACATGGGCAATGTAATAAATCTCATAGTATTACTTTGAACAAAATTAATACTCTGGTGATCTCGGCGTTAGAGACAGATTTAGAATCCGGCGATATTACGTTGATTAAAAAGAGCGGATCCCGAGAGAATCAACAAGAATTTATTAAACGTCAAATTCAAGCGGAAAAAATTAAGCTGCGCCGTGTTAAAGAAGCCTATGAAAACGGAGTGGACACCTTGGAGGAATATAAATCGAATAAGCAGAAAATCATGGAGCGTTTAGAGGAATTACAAGCAAAACAAGAGCCAGTACAGGATTTAGAAAAAGAGAAAAAAGAATTCTGTATGAAGCATAAAGAGGCCCCGGCTTATCTTCAAAACGCTAGTATTTCCATAGAGGATAAGAACCATTATATCCGCACTTTTATAGATCATATTGTTTTTAATAGAGCGAGCGGTACAGTAGACGTTATTTATTATAATTAAATATTATATCTAAAATATGTATGGCGGTCCATACATTTAAAAGATATGTTTTTAGCGCATAATAAATTTATCGTTTTTTTCTTCAACCGCCTGGGCTTCTAAAAGTTTCTTGATTTCGCTGTAGATTATCATTTGATTATGGATTAATGTGTTTAAATTTTCATTGATAACTTCGAGAGAATCAAGCAAATCCTTTTTACTGTACATAAGGCGACACCCTTTCCTTACTGTACCGCTCGCTTATTAATTATAGGGTGATTTCTCAAAAATGGTGAAATAAGTGTAAATATATCACAAAAAGCCCTCCCCACCGAAAACGGAAAGGAGGGCGGAGTTATATAATAAAAAGAGTTCACTTAACAAATTTTTGTTAGGTCTAGGGGCCTAAAGGCTCGAAAGCACAATAGGCCCCGATACACACTATTGGCAAGGCGGCACTCTTGCATCTCAGGTACTCTTTTCAGAGTGTGTCGGGTGCCATTTCCGACCTCAATAGAGGGATATTTGATATAGTTCATTGGTTGTCCTCCGCGTTGTCTCGTTCTATCTTTTCATCGATAGCCTCGTTCACAAAAGCATTAAGGCTTTTCCCCTGCTTTTCTGCGTGGGCCTGAATTTCTGCCTTGCGTCCTTTAGGCACTCTGGTTTTAATTTCGTCATAATTATTTTTTATATATTTAGCAGTAGCTTTTTGTTGTGCTTTTGTAATTGCCATATATATCACCCCATATTATTATACGCCAATTATATAGCGGGTACAATATACACAATAACTAATATATTGGGTACAACATTAGCACTATTGCCTATTAATATATTGGGTACAATATATTATAATATAATCACAAGGTCAAGGGAAACGGCAAGGCCGGGATACATGATTGAACAGCGGTGCCGCGGGCTATAGTATAGATTATCCCCCTTGCCCCCAAGAAATTGAACTACAGATTCAGGAAGTGAGGTAAAGAAAATGAAAAATATCAATGACATTATGGAACGCTTAACAAAACTGAAAGCAGAGAGCATACAGGACGGAAAACCATTTGGAAATAGTTCAGCAGACAAGGAAATTAAAGCCATTGATGAAGTGCTACAAGTTTTCGGTGTGAAATGGAATTATACATGGGATAAATCTGGCAAATGGATTGCAATTGTAAAATAATAAACCACTAAGGGGGTAAGAAAAATGAACGAGGAACGAAAAAACCATCTTCACAAACAAACGGTTGCGGAACACGCGTTCTTTTGGCCTGTAAGGACGATACAGGAGACTTTATCCGCTCAGAGGGTAATTTCACATCTAAAAAGAAAAAGCCAAAAACCCAGCATTCATGCGGATTATTAGCCTTTAAACAGCTGGTGCGAGCGACGGGACTTGAATCCTCGCAGCAGAAATTAACCGCACAAAAAAGGCTGTTTTTGAGGTCTTCTAATGGATATAAGCGTTTAATGCCACAAAAGAGACCATAATTAATAATATAAGCCCCCAGGAAAATTCCCGGGGGCTGTCTTTCTGTCAATCGCTTTTCTTAGGTTCGGTATAAGAAAGCGCCTGGCTGGAATCGCTTAGGCCGCTTGTAGTGGGGTCGTTTAACAGGTTCCATACGGATACCAGGACCGACACCACGATTACAGGGCTCTGGACGGCCTGTAAGAGCACGTTCCCCACAGCCTGCCAGCTTGTCATATCTTCCCAGTTGAAGCCCAGACAAGCCAGCATGGGCAGAAAAATGGACGCTGCCAGATTGAACCAGAACACAGGGTTTTTAAACCGTACCTTCCAGTTGATTTTCATTTCAGTTCCTCCCTTAACTCGTCGATTCGGTGATGGGCGCTTTTCGCGCTGTCCTCCACCTTATACATTCTTTCAATCAGGTTATTGTGCTTAGCCACTTTTTCTTCGAGTTTTTGAATCCGGTAGGTGGTCAGCCGGCTGGAAACTAAAACGCCTCCCAGGCTCCCCACGATGGTTCCCAGCAGAGAAATGACGGAGACGATGATTTCTGTTGACATCAGCTCCACCGCCTTACTCGATTACAATCTGAAGCTTTCCGATGGCGTTTCCGAAAGCGCCCGCGTAGCCGTCCTGGCCGTTTCCGGTTTCATTGTCATACTGCCAGGGATAATAGCTTCCGCCCACAGGAGCGATCCGATATTTGGCTTTCTTATACGGCCTGATGCTGTCCGGGGTGTAATAATACACTTCAACAGCGTCAATCTCCAAACCGTTTCCCGCGTAGCCGTTTACAGCGTCGTTGATGTTGCAGCCGGTCACATAGGGAAGCCAATTGCCGCCCTTAATATGTACCCGGTACTTTACGGAACCAGCGGAAACACGAACAGCGACATCAGTGACGGCTCCGGTAAATCCCGCGTAATCCTCAAGGTTTTTCACCTCGGGAAGCCAGCCGTCCGCCTTGGTTCTTACCCGGTAATATACATCTACCGTTTTCGCTGGCTCGGGCGCGGGAGCTGGAGCAGGGGAGGGCGCGGGCTTGTCCCCGTTTAAATGAGCCTCCACCATCTTCAGAAACCTGTCCCAGCCTAGGTCAAGGGTTCTGTGGGGACAGTATTTTCCATTGTAATCCTGGTGCTTGGTTACTCTGTCCATTCCCCAGCCATAGCGTTTTAAGATAGAAGCGATAAACTCAGCGGCGTTTTGCTCCGCTTTGGTGAACTTCTCACCGCCTGACAGGGAATAGCAGATCTCCACGGCGATCCCCTCCCGGTTGCCTTTGCCATTTCCGTCTCCGGCGTTCCAGGTGTTCCGGTTTTCCGGCACGCCCTGAACTACCTCCTGATCGTCCACGGCGTAATGAAAAGAAACCTCATTGTCGTTACGAATCATATAGGCGATTTCATTCGCCGCCGGTGCGTCGTTGGCGGTGTTGTGAACCACTACCCTGGTAGGGGTCATAGCATAAGGACATTTGATGGAGTAACGGGAAGGGTCTGCTAAATTTTGAATGATTTTCATTTTGCTTCCTCCTTGTTTTCTAAAGCGGATAAACGCCGCTCTAAATTCTCAATTTGCTTTTGCTGCTTCTGTACCATGCAGATCAAAGGGGCAATAAATTCGCTGTAGCGCAAAGCATAAACATATTCCCCCTCAATAACGCGGGTTTTCAATTCTTTTCGGGTTACAGTTTTTTCCTCTCCGGTTTCCTCGTCTGTGACAGTCTCGGAAACATCTTCGTAATAATCCTCCGTTTTGGGGGATTTGATGAATCCGGCAAAGTCCATGTCGGTCATTCCGATCTGCGGAAGGAGTTCTTCAATGTCCTGAGAAATAATCCCCCAGTGGGTTCTTCCGCTGGTGCCGTCGTTAAATTTGAACGTGCTGGGTTTTAATCCCATAATGAGTTTTTCAGCCTGTTCCGGGTCAATATCGGCAATCGTATTTTTTTCGTTCCGATCGGAAGTGTTTATGGAACCTGTTTTAGCAAATACCGTGGCGAATCTATGATTTGAGGCCCCTAAATTGATATTGCCGTCTCCAGCATCTCTAAACGCTCCGCTTCCCAGAACAACCCCTACGCTGGAATTATTCGCCCATGATAATTGCAATACTGAACCGTTTCCATAAATCTGCGGAAGTTTGCTGGAGCTGTATCCGTGCTGCGCGCTGATCGTTGCGTTGATATTGTCGGTCAAAACCTTGTGCCAGGGATTCCACGATGAAATATCGCCGTTTTTAGTTCGATATGCCAGCCAGCTGCTTCCATTATATTGGCCTAAAAACTGTAAAACATAATTATTGCTGGTTTTCCCGGCGGCTGAAAGATAGATTCCATTGAGGCCAGAGCCATTAGTCGCGGCTTCATAAGCGAAACCAAAGCCGTTGTCTATGTCGTTTAAAGCGGGAGTTTCGCTGATCAACGGAATTTCCTGCCGCAGATAATTCGTTAAAGCGATATTATCTGTTGTGGCTAAAACCCTTTGATTGGCTGGATAAGGAGGCGTGTTATATTTAAAACCCGGGGTAAAATACAGGGTGCCGTTTGAAGCCCAAATAACATCATAGGCATCTGGATCATCTTCTCTTTGAAAGCCCCACCCCTCGCTTGCGCTTCCCGCTGGGTCGGCAGTCAAGATACGATTTACATTAACGATATTAGAATTTTGGCAGTCTAATGCGTATTTTTCGTCCGCTGGTCCGCTGCCGCCGTACTGATTAGCCTTCAGCTTTAATGCTCCCTGCATTTCTCCGCCGGTAATTGGTAAGGCTCCCACATCAGAGGCGGACGGCATTTGAGCCAGCTTGCCGGAACTGTTTAGGGTTGCTACACCATTAGCTGCACCTTTTTCATCATTTGGTATAGCTTTTTCGTCAATGTTAGCGAAAGCGGTATTAAAATCGTTCATTTGCGGCGGGTCAGAATATACCCATTGCGGTAAATCAAAATTTGGCGTTGTGGATTGATAGCTCATAGTGCTCCTCCTTTATAAAATGGCATGTCTGACGCTGAGCGTCATAGCAAATTCACCTTCCGGGTTATCCGGAGAACGGTCTATGTTAACGGCGGCTTGAAGAATCGGTTCGTTTTGTTGAGAGCCGTTATAATACATTTGCAGGCCGGATATTTTCTCCTGGAGTTGATCTGGCAGTAGATAATAAGTGGCTGTAACACTGGTTGAACTAACTTCAACAATATCTGCTGGCGGCAGATGAAAATCACTTGATGCATCTGTGGTGAAATATAAATCTGATACTAGATTAATTCCGGATAAATCCCCGGCAGCTCCCTGCCCTTGAATAAGCTTCAGCAGCTTTTGTTTCGCAAAAGGCGTTAAATAGTTTCCCAAGTAGTACCACCCCTTTATGAGTTCTTCAAAAACGACCCAAGACGGATATGCTTTTTCCCAGCCGCGCCAGTTTTTGATTGTGTTTTCGATTTCGCTCCATGTGTTTACGTTGGCGGCTTTTTCAAACACAAGCCACGAAGGAAAGATTTCTTCCCAAACGGTCCAGCTGGGAGCGATTCCTTCTAACGTGCGCCAGTTCATCGGCTGCGTTTTAAACGCCATAATATAAGTTTGAATATTAATATCGTCGTTAATATACTGGCCGTCAGCAGCCGGGAGGCTTCCGTCCATTTCGAACGTGATTTTTTTAGGCTGGAAAAATAGCGTTTTTGTTTTATCACGGTATGAAATGGTGGAAGCTTCTACCGAATATTCCCATATAGTTCCGCTGTCTTTAGACAAGATACTCTTAGCGGAAACAGAAGTCACCTGAAAATTTCCAAATGTATTAAAATATGGAAGATCTACAGTCAGAAGCTGCCCCGCAGACCAGCCGGGAATTAATGTGGAAAATGAAATCGTAAAGGCTGGCTGCGCGGCGCGTTGCAAAAATGTTTCCGCATTTAAAGCAGCGTCCGAAAAATCTACTATGGTTTCATCTTCGATCAGATATTCAATAATACCGGAGCCGCCTCTTTGGGCTTTGATTTTTTCTCTTAGGTCTCCATCAACCAGCCGCGAGTAGACCTGGATTAAAGGATATCCATTAACCTGGATATACCCGCCGTTTGAAAGATCAAGCCATTCGTAACCGTCTTTCATTTCAATTTCATATCCGCCATAACTCATTAACGCCTGTACCGTGTCGTCGTCATCGTCAATTCCGTTGAATCCAATTTTTACATTAGCCGGCACGGTTGAAGATGTAGCTCCGCTTTGAATTGCATTACTCATAGAGTACAGAGGATATTTGCATCTAACGATTTGAGGCGAGAGCCTTTCAAAGCGAAGTCCGGTTTCCCCGTTACTTTTGATTTGGAATTCCTGATATTGGCCTTTGCTTTGTCCGCCGACCACCCGGACAGCGGAATACATGGTAAAAGAATCGCGGGTGACATTTACGTTATAAACCGCTGAATCGGAATCAAGGCTGATCGGCGCGGTGCTTCGGTTGTAGGTATACCGCATATTGAAGACCTTATCCGGGGTGATTTCCCACCAAGCCCCGCATACATCTGCCATTTGATCTATCACGGAGGAAACGATCTGCCCCCATAAGTAAGCCGGGCTGTTTAAGGTTATTCCAGTAAAATCATCAATTTCCCCGACGGTAATTCCTTCATTTTCCACTCTAACCGGAATAATGCCATAGAACTCGCCGAGAGATGCATCATACCAAGACTGGCCCGGTCTGTTCCCCATTAAAATCTGGGTAACGCTGGCGCCGGACGGAAACGTCATATCGACAAAAACGCTGGCTATATAATCGGAGTTGTTCGTCAAAGTAAGATTATATATTTTGTAAGACAGATCCACGTTGTCCAGGTTTTCTTGTTCAGCTTCCATAACAGTCCCGGCAAAGATTACAATGTCATTCTCAACTAATTGGATATAATCGCAGGCGGCGATATCTTTTGAATCGGCTGGCATATAAATCCGCAGGGTAGATGAAGTTACATGGGCCTCGTTTTCATCAAGCGATCCCCCGGTTTCAACGAGGATATCCGGGCGGGGAATTTTGTTTAAATAAACCGTCATCCTTTGTACCTCTTTGCCATAACGTCATTGTACTGGTGCTTCGTTACATTGTCCGTAATCAGTTTTCCATCTAAATAAAGAGGAGAATTAACTACGATAACAGACGAATTCGCGGCATCTGAATAGTTCCCGTTGGCCAGGGCGAAAAGTTCGGCCTGCTGCTTTTGTGTCAGAACCATTTCCCCGTCCTTTAATAAGGCGGGACCTTCTCCCATTGCGAAATCAACAATACCGCCTGTATGAAAACGGGGCAACGATACATTTGGAATTTCAGGAATCGCCGGAATGCCGATTGCCCCAGTCAATTGGTTGATCCCCCAAATAATACCATTAATGATCGCGATAGCGCCGTTAATAATTCCCTCGACAATAGTCGGAATCAAGTTGAAAATTCCCTTGAACATATCAACGATTCCGTTCCAAGCCTGCTCCCAGTTGCCCGAAAACACACCGGTAATAAAGTCAATCAACCCGCCGAAAACGTCCATAACGCCTTCGATAATCGGCATGATCGCCTCGATAGCGCCGCCTAGTACTTTTGAAAACAGCTGGCCTAAAAACTCTATTACAGGGGAAAGTGCATCAAAAATCGGCATTAATCCTTTGAACAGTTCAGTTAAAGGCGGAAGGAGCTGATCAATTAACGCCATGATGGGTTCAAGCAGCATGTTTATTACGTCGATTAACGGCGGCAAAATAGCGCTCAGGATCTCTGCCAGAGGAGTGATTAAAGCGGCGAATAAATCAATCAAAGGGGGCAGAAGCGTTTCCACCAGCTTCATAATCGGTGGTAATAACGTCGTAAGCAGTTCTATAATCGGCGGCAAAATCTGTTCAATAAATTGGATTAAAATCGGAAGGAGCAGATTAAATAAATCCATCATGGGTGGAAGCAGACTTTCCACTAACGGCATTAACGACGAAACTAATTGGCTTATAAAATCAGTAAGGAGAGGGAGGTTTTCTTCAATAACAGGCAATATTTCTTCGATTATTTGTTGAATAAGAGGAATCAGAGCTTCTCCCAGAGGAAGCAAAAGAGTTTCAACGCTTCTCCCTAGGCTTTCCATCATGGAGCCCAGGTCATCGTATTTTATATCCTTTAATTCTTCCATTGAATCGGAAGTTGCATAAGCCCCGTCTTCAATGTTTGCGAGTTGAGTGACAACCTCCGGGCCTAAGTCCTCCCACATTGTGCCGAACAAAGCCACTCCGGCTTGGCTTTGTGCAAGAGGATCGTCCATATCTGCCAACGCTTGAATAGTTTGGTCGAAAGCTTCTTTGGCTGAATCTCCTCCGGCTGCAAATTTAGCCGCCATTTCATCAGCATTTAATCCGATAGCTGAAAAGCCTTCTTGTGTGGTTGCCGAGCCGTCTACTACACGAATAGACATTTCTTTAATGGCGTCGCCAACCTTGTCCAAATTGAAAGCGCCGGTTTCAGCGCCCTTTTCCATGATTTTGAACATATCATCAGCGTCAAGCCCGACTTTCGCAAACTGGACAGAATATTCGCTAATGCTGTCTAATAGTTCGCCTGAGAAATCCAATCCGTTTTGTGCGCCGGTAGCAATTAACCCCATTGCCTTGTCGCCCTCAATACCGAATTGTGTCATCATTGTGTTCGCCGCTCGAACTGATTCATTTATGTCATAACCAAAGGTATCGCGCAAAGTAAAAGCGGATTCCGTTATGTTTTGCAAAGAAGCTTGGTCTAAATCGCCCATTTGCTGGGTAACCGCAGCCATAGCGTCGGCAACATCTTCAAAAGAATCTCCGTAGTTATTGGTATAAATATCTTTTAAAGTGTTTTCGTAATCCGATAGTTCTGATTCTGCGATTCCAGTAGAAGCAGCGAATTGATTCATTGCCTGATCAAAGCCTACAGCTCCTGTTACTGCTTTTGTGCCTACCGCTAAAGCCGCAGAGCCAATCGCGGCAAAGGCGGCTCCAGCGACCTTCCCGGCTTTGGCTGCTACTCCGCCGATTTTCCCTAATTTGCTGCTGGTGGTTTTTTCCGCGCTGGTTAAATCGCTATCTAGTTTACTGTCGTCTGCCCTAACGCCATATACAACTTCGCCTTCTGCCAATGAAATCACCTCACAAGTGAAAGTCATCGGCACATAATGGCACTACTTGACTTTTCCTATTTTTATTTCAAATTCCTTTTTGCAGTTACGGCCCTTACACTTAATCCAAACGCCCTTGCATTTCGCATCAGGATCAACTTTTAAAGGCATCACATAACCGCAGTACGGACACTTAATTTTATCCACGATCATCACCGTTACGGCCTTTCTGCCAGGGTGTGCAGTGCAACAGCGATTTTTGCAAGCCCATCTTGGAATTGCTTTTTTCTTTCTTCCTCTGACAGATTAAGCTTGTACAGCTGCTTTAGCTTGATTAACTGCCGGCGTTCCTCTGCATTGTATTTTGTTGGTTTGGGGAGGGGGCGGGAACGTATTGAAATGATCTGCATGATCTTGGTATCATCAGACAAACCGTTAAATAACGCCGTAAAGCTCCACCAATGAAGGTTTTTGTCAGCGCCAAGCAGATCGAGATGGTAGCACTGCATAAAGGAAGAATAGACGGCCCATGCGTCTTGATTAAAATCGAAATACTTTTCTCCTCCGGCTTTTTTATCTGACACGTCAATAAATTCCTTGAAGATCAGATTAAAAAGAGCCGCTTTTTTGTCAGGCTTCAGGATTTTCAGAAATAATTTTGATTTTACTAAAAGCCATAAGCAGGCCTCGGCCTTTTCAAAATCTGTCAAAAGCGTGTCGGAGAACACTTGATAGCATTTCAGCACTGTTCGAAAAGAGGTATTTAAACGCACGGGCACAAACTTATATTTGACCCTCTTTTTCAGAGGGGAATACAGTCTCATTTCCACGCTCTCCGCTTAAATGCTTGTTTTCTTTGACGGGCAACCTCCTGAAATTTAGGTACGAGAACGTTTTGAATATACGGGAAAAGATTGTAGGCCATCTGCTGAAAATCATCGGAATAAAATTCAATGATTTTTTTGGCGTTCTCGTCTCCGAATAAAAGGCAGAACACATCAACAACAGCTTTCCCAATATCTTCAACAATCTTTAGGTCTCCGGGGTTACTGTTGGAACACTTTTGCAGATCCACGAACCGAACTTGGAGTTCCCGGTATTTCTTTACCAGCTCGGGACGAATATCAATTTTAATTTTTAGGATCTCACTGGTTCCATCGTTCTTTTGCAGCTCGATTTCATCGGTAAAAAGAGCGTTTTGTCTAAGCGTATACATCAGGCTATCCTCCTTATAAAAAATAGAAGGGGGAGGATAAACCGCCCCCTTGTGTTATTTAGGCCGCCGGCGTGATTGTGGGCTTTCCGTCGAAACGGATTTCCACAGAAATCGCGCTGTCATCGGTACTGGCACCGGACCATTCCTGAATATTGCAGAAGGTGCAGTCACAGGTAATAGTGACCTCTTTGCTTTGAGCATCGGTATACTTCAGCTGGAAAGAAGACTGCCGGTCGGTATCCAGTCCGTATTTCTTACTGAAAATGTAATCCTGAGCCTGATCGCCAACAATGCGCCGCCCGGTGAGCGTAAAAGCCGGGGCCATTCCCGTCACGTGGTTTTTCGCGAATCCATTGTCCGATAAGAAAAAGTATTGCTGAACAACCTCGTTCAAAGCCTCTGCGATATTGTCAAATCCCTCGGCTAGTTCGGCATAAGTCCAGGTGCCGGGCGGATCCGATCCCTGGGATACACCGATAGAAGCGGTCAGGTTGTACATTGTAAGCAAGCCGTAAGCTGCCATATTAATTCCCCCTTAGATAAAATTTGACTTCAAGGCTGGAGCCGTAAAGCCATTGGTTGTTTTCTTCGCGCCCTAAATAGACGGGTGCGGATGTGGTTTCTATATTTGTGATTTGGAAGCGGTCTGCGGAGGGGTAGTCCTTCCGCATATTCAAAAACGTGTGAAGCTTTCCAAGCGTGTCCGCCGCAAGCTCTTGATCTGAATTTTTGCAGTTTAAAACCGCCGACATGGAGACGGCGGCCTTTTTGTCAAGAAAGGTATTTAAGTTCCCGGATCCCCACGCGATGGAAATACCGTTTTCAGGAGGCATAGGCCCTATCACAATTTTTGAATACAGCTCCGTTTGCTCCGCAAGATCAATAACTGCGGTTAAAACATCGTCGTATACGCTCATTTTTTGCTCATTCCCTTCGAAAAGGCGTTCTGCGCTACTTGATCCAGTTCCTTTTTGTAGGTGTTTACACCTTTTTCAACCCATTGGAGGGAGGCATTTTGATTCTTATCCTTTGACGGGGTTCCGGTGTAATACCGCCGTTTCGCGTAAGGAGTGTCCCAAATAGCTAATCCGTCCTGCGGCCTGCTGGCAATCAAGGCGCTGTCCTTTAATGTGCCTTGATCTTCCGGAACAAAAACATTTCCGTATTCAATGACAGATTTTGTAACAGCCGGGATCATCATAGAATTTCCCGCCTTAATTTTTGCCTGAATGGCGGCCATGTTTCGCGTAATTTTAACTGACATTACACCAACCCCAATTCTACGTGATGGACGCGGGTCGCGGGGACATCGGGAACCGGGTCAACCGTCAGCACTTCATATTCGCCGTATTTCTGACCCTGCGAGTTAAATACTTCGCACCGGAGAGGCTTTCCCGCCTTTTGGGAATGTTCCGCCAGAGAATCATAATCCAGGGCGGGCTTTGAAAGCCTGGCGTCAATGAACAGCGTAGAGCGCAGCACGACCTCGGTGTTTTCCTTTGTTTTTTTCACTTCGTTGGTGTTCTGAAGATGCACACGGGAAACCTCATAGTCCTGCCATACGGGCTTTTGCCACGCGTCCATTCCCGTGCAAACCTTAATAATTGCTAAATCCCCCAAAAGGGATTGAGGAATCGGTCTGAGCATACATGCACACCTCTTTCCATCAACGGAGTTTGTTCAAGCAAGGAAAGCGCGAAAGGGCTGACCATCAGAGCGCCGGGCTTTGTGGTTGTACTGGACAATGCGCCGCCCGATACTGAAACCTTTCCCACCGTAAAAGACTGGCCGGTCTGGCCTGTCAGCACGGTTTCCAGCCCGATTTGTGTGAAGTATAGCACTTGTGCCGCGGCAGCCTTTTGAACCAGCGTTTGAAGTATAGACGGGAGGGCGGAGATTCCCCCGCCCTTGACAATTCTATATCGCGTAATACTGTCGATCATATCAGACGCAAGTCCGGCGTACACAGGAAACTCCTCTTCAGAAATCGGGCATGTACCATAAAGGTCAAGATACTGCTGATATGTGATGTACGCCATAAGCCCACCTCTTGATTAAGAGCCTACGACAGCCAGCGCGGAGCCGGTGGCAGTGGCGATATTTCCCTTGGTCGTATTAACCAGCGCAACGGTTACAGTATCGCCGGATTTTGTGGTAAAGCTCGCTCCGTTAGTAACATCGGTCCAGTCTGTAAGTGCCTGACCATAAGTCACGCTTACCGCTCCGTCTGTATTGGTTTTAGCAACATATTTCATGCCGTACGGAGCCGGAGCCAATCCATTGATGATGGTATGAGTACTGTCGGCGCCTGCGGAAGTGGTAATATTTAGGGTGCCTAAAGCCGGGGTGGGAGCCCTATTCGGGGTTGGGAAAACA